ATAAGATATCTGCTCATTACCAAGAATACCACCATAACTACGAGCTTTACAACCTCAAAAATAATGTCTTCCATATATGTGTCCTCCTTATCCTATGCTATCATCATCCGTCTCACCTAACAGGGAGTCGGTTGCGCCCAAATATGTGTACTTCTTTCCTGCCGTATCGACTATCGTGCTGCTTATCGGGACTGAAAACATCAGCTTGTTCTTCTCGAATATGTTCATGATCGTGTTGGTGGCAAGATATGTGAGCACCGGGGCCACTATTTCCCTCACGATAGTTGACGAAACATCGACCACAGGATCCATGCCTATAAACGCAAGGACATATGACAGTGTGGTGAGTATCATCCCATGCGACATAACGGCCGCTACTATGAATTTCGAGAACGTATTGAGTGATATATGCCTGTTCTTCCCTTTATTGATCTTTTTAATAAGAAGAAACACCACCAGAAAGCAGGCTGCAAAGCCAACTGTAAACGCTATTATCAGCTTCCACCACATATACACATCCCTCCTTATAAGAAATCATTATCAATGCAGCACTTTTCATAGCAGCGCTTAACATTCCTAATTGCCATAACGGCCTTATCATTCCTGAAATGCTTATGATCTTCGCAGTAATCCTCGTAATAGGTTATATCGTCAAGCGTCTGATCGAAGCTCTCTTTACTATGCCTTGGGTAGTTAGAGCCTTCCTTGCCGCTCATAAGCAGTTCATCATTAAATCGCAGGATCCTGATTCGCGCTGCAATAGCTTTGTCCTCTAACCATTCATCCCGTCCTAACTTTTGCTGATCCGACACCTCTTGGATTGATTTTTCAAGGTCATCGACTTTATCGTACAATTCCTTATTGAGCGCACGTCCTACAGCTCTGGCTATCCATGATATAGGATTCAATTTGATCGGAGCTATCTGTACGAGAGATAATACCGCAATAAGTATTACGCTCCATTCTTTCGTACTCAGATTTATAATGTCTGTTATAGTCATACCTGCCCTCCTTAGTATCCGCCCATAATAAGAGTTTCGCCGCTCACTCTTGGCGTTGATGCATTGCGAACATCATCCTGGGTCGCCAGTTGTACCACATTTGACGGTCCTTTGGCTACGCCAATATAATCTCTGTTATTATTATCTTTATCAAGAGCGACCACTATTTCACCGGCAACCAATTTTGATTTATCAAGATCGGCATAGTTGCCTCGCCTCATCTGTATTGCCATAGCTTATCCTCCCTTATGTGTAATTCAATACCACAGTGATATAGTTATATGTCAGCGGACACATATTTTTAAGCATCTCGGGGTATCTGATATATGCATCGTATGCACATGCGAAGTATTCTCGCTTATCCGATATGCCTTGAAATAATAGGATGCAGTTGTATCGTTCTGCCTGCCAGATATAATCAAATATGGGCTGCTCGCACCACCAGTACATATACATTCCATAATCACTCAGGGCGTGTCCGACCTCATGAGTTAGAGAAAACTCATATCCCTTCTTGATCCTGATGTCGATATACGGTGTAATTGTTGTCCCTGAGATCGGATACATCCGTGTATAAGCATATGTCTCATAAAGATCGGGACTCTCCCAATCCAGTTGGTCGACCACCTGAATATTTGTATTCTTCCTGACTAAATCCATCTGTACATTTGGCGGCTGATACTGCCAATTATACAAGAGGCTGTAATTTATTTCTGATGCTTTTGCGGTCTGAACACATACTATAATCAGGATCAATGTGGTTAGAATACCTATTTTTCTCTTCATATCTACCTCCTTAAGATATCGTTCCATTAAAACAAATGTAAGCAATTTCCCACGCTAATTTGTCTGTCGCTAAAGTTCCGAATGTAAAATCAGCTCTATCATTGATCTCATACCAAGATTCTCTGTAGGAGTATGTAAGATAATCGAGCCTAATGAAGTAGGAATAATAGGTCAGTCCGTTATAGGTTAAAGCAACAGCATTATTCGTCGTCCAGCTCGTTGATTGACCTTCCCTCGTTGTGCCCTGCATTAAATAGAACATGGTCTTTGAAACAAAGCGTATTTCCAGTCCCTGATTATTCTCTTTGGGTTGAACATGTATCAAAATACTTTCATCTGTACATATTGCTCCTCCGGCTGTTTTAGAAGCATAAAATCTGAAAAACGTATTATTCGGCAAGTATGTCAGATCAAACTCCGGTCTTGGCATCATATATTGGGTAAGAGCTGCGTACTCAATATAAGAGCTTTCTGCATGAGTGGCTATTTTGTAAGCGCGTCCCCCGATCAATTCTATTGTTTTTATCTGCATTAAGCATTCGGTAGGGTCTGCGGGATTAGGCATATACGTTGGCTTCGAGATCAAAAATCCTACATAATCGACGTAATTTGGCGTCGATATTCTGTCTCTATTTGGTTGTGCAAACCAATTAGTACCATTACCTACCTCTTCCATCGTAACTCGCCTTAATCCATTAGAAGAGGCTGTCATACATAAGAAATACATATTCGCCCATTTCTTTGTTTCCGCGATTTTGTCATCGCGCGAAATTATCCTCCAGCCGGTGATATTTCTTATGCGATGGACGGGAATAAAAAAACCGATCATGTTATGATTGAGCGTATTCCCCTGTTCTATAATGCTGGATAAAACAAACGGATCGCTGTTTGAATTATTTGGGTCTTTCAATATACATTTATTCGTAAAGAAACTTGATACTACATCGGTCATATTGTAAGCAGATTGAGTTCCGTTCCAAGAAGTAACTGACCTTACAAATTCTTCAAAGTCAACACCAAATGGAGTGTATTTAAGTTGACCACCATAGAAAATTACATGATTAGCTTCTCCACTGCCATCCCAAAATAAACGAGCTTCACCATTTACATTAGCGTAGGCTTTTACTACCCTTCGAGCTTCACCATTTACATTGACATACCAGGTTTTTACTTTTCTTGCTTCTCCATTTACATTTACAAAGAAATTTTTAGCCATATTTACTCCGTAACTATATAGAATTTTACATCAACATCAAGCGGTGTGCCTGGAGATATATCTGCACCAATTACAAAAGCACTTTCCCACATTGCTTCATCCCATATATTATGACCTCGCAAATCTTTATAATGCCTTGAAATTATGGGTCTATAATAATCTACACTTTGACCAGATTGAGGGTCAATTCCGCTATATCCATGTCTTGTAGAAAAATCAAAACCAACTCTTGTACCTTCTGAAACAGTTTCATTGTTTCTAATATAGACTGCGAAGCCTTCACCTGGACTATTTGCCCATATACTTCCATAATTTGAATCATCTTCATGGTCAGTAATTGTAATATCTATCTTATCTTCAGCATGAATTTCTTTATTTCCTGTTATAAGCAGATTACCGACCTTGCCTTTAGGACAATCGAGTTCTCCCTTATACATACCAACAACATCATTAAGATACCCCTCCATGATGCCAGAAAACATACCCTTTATACCACCATTACCAATGTAACCGAGTATAACTTGATAAAGGCTTACTTTAACATTATCAACTCCAGTATCGCCATCAACTTCTGCTCTTACCAAATAATAGTTACCATCTTCCTGTCCAACTAAATGGGATAAAGAACTTGAAACAATATTTCTCTGATAATCAAGTGTGCCATACCAAATGTTACGAACAAATTCATCGTGTTCGTATAACCATATACCACATGCAATCCTTGAACCTTCTGAACTTTGGCGTGAAAATTGAACTGCAAAATCTTCAGCCATCTTATATTCATAAGGTCTTAACTTAAATTCAAAGCTTTCACGTCCCGCAAGATTCCCACTGAACAAATCAAAATTACCTTTTACAGTAAGCGAATCTTCATCAATTTCTGCCGCACCTATGTTACCAGAATTGGCTTCTATCTGACCATTGATATAAGCTCCGTTATCATCAAATGCAAAAAACTTAGAGCGAATAAATCTGTTTATCAAATCAATCATCATTCCAGCGTTGGCAAAATGTCCAGAATTATAGCTGTAATTTGCAGATTTGATTGTACCCTTATCCATCGTGATACCATCATTAACATCAATAGCAAAATGTGGAGTCTTGATAAACTTGTTATTTACATCTATCTTCATTCCTGCTCTTGATAAAGGACCGACAGGTGATTTTTCAGCATAATCAGAAGAAGCGATATAGCCCTTGCCCATAATGATTCCGTCAGAGTTTATCGTGCAAACAACGTTATTACTGCTGTCAAGAACTCGGATAGTGGGCTTAGTTCCATTTCCTCCTACGGTAAGTGTGCCTGTATTTATCCAATCCGCATGTAGCCCAATCGTGTACAGGACATTCACGATCAGTTCTCCGGTATGGGTATTATATCCATTGGTCCATGTACGGCCACCGTCTACAGAAACAAATAGTCCATCGCCTGTAGTTTTAAACACAGATGAATTTGTGGTGAATGAGCAATGCCCGTCCTCATCTTTTTCGATAGGCATATTTGACAGATAATAAACCCTGCCGCCGGTAGCCAAATCTTCATAGTCGTAATATGCACCCATAGCGTTTATTGCAAGGCTGTTCATTGTCTGCACTGCAAGATCATAGGTTGAAAGCTGCTCATTTACTTTTTGTCTGGCCACCTCAACTGCCGCCTGTACAGATTTTGAATATCTCTTTACAAGGGTTCTGGCGGGTGATATAGCTCCAAGACTCACTTGGTAATCAGCAAATCTAAACGAGTTATTAGTGACATATGATACGATATAGTTTCCGTGTAAGTCCTTAACTACGCAACAATCTCCTATTTCAACAGATAGATCAGGTAGTGTGGTAGCATTAAAAGTCCGCATTCGGAAATCCTTAAGGACGTCCCATATAAGATTGAGGACGGTATTTACATTGTCTTCGTTGACAAGAGGGTTTTCTTTTAAATCAAGCACGTACCCTCTTTCCCCAATCATATATTCAGTATCGTTTATTGTAATTTTGACTCCGGTTACAGTTATTTCATCGGTTCCTATCTCTGTGTTAAAATTTCTCGTAAAATATGCTACATTCGGGTTATCCGCAAAGGATCCTCCATCATAATTAGCACCATGCTGATAATTGATAAAATTACCGCCATCAGCAACATCACCATCCGAGTAAGGGGTGGAATTTGTATAGAATGTCCCGCCGTCGAGGTTGTCTGAAGGACGGGATACTGTATCGTACCATTTCAATCTTAATGATCCGGCATCATCTATGTCGCAGAAATTACACCCGATCATTGCTATGTATTGTAAGAACTCACGGCAGTTCATATTCTGATCCGGAGACTTGTCTAAGACAAAATTGTATCCGTGAAATGTTGGCGTTGCTAATGAAACTCCACAGTACGAACATATCCTTGACACAGCCTGTCCCATAGTAGTAGGAAAAACTACACCTGCTTCCGCTAAGGGCACTTCAAATTTCCACATATTATTGATTAGTTCCAGAGATATTAAGACATCTGAATGAAGCGGTTCCTCTATTGTATAAACCCCCATTCGATAGTAGGTCTCATCTCCTATCAACTTTACCCACACCACGGCCGAAGCATTAAAGAAGTCATATCTATTAAACCGCTCGTCAAAATTATCTATCTGGAATTTACAAAGCCCAATAATTGCGCTTCCTATATCAAATGTGTTTTTTCCGCTTGATGCTGTTTCTATCCCAAATGAATCAGCCCAAATATCCTCTTCGGTGAGGGTAAGGCGTGTGTTGTCCGCCAAAGTCACATTAACTGTAATAAGGAAATTCCTGCTCTCGCCTGATGAAATTATTCGCCTATAAGTCGCCGTTACTGACCTCATATTTACCTCTCAATTATGTCAAACTGTACACTTTCCATTAGTCCATCTTCTATCCACCAATAGTACGGAGCTGCTGCATCACCCCTATAAAACTCTTTAGTGACTATACTGTTAGTCATAGGGCATACATACGTTACATTGAAATATTCAGGCCTAAACATCTGCAATATTTCCGATGCTTTAGATGTTGTGATTGATTTCCATTGCAGTGATATCTTTTCTTTCTCAGCAACCTTATTCTTATGCATTATCCCGTCCTGTGTGCGGCCGGAATTGCTTGCTGATAAGTCCTGTGTTGACCATCCGAATTTGGATGGTGTGGGGCAATCCACCCCGTTTACGCGAAATATAAATGCCATCTCTTATGCTCCTTATGGTGTGTTGGGTGAATATCTCCATGCCTGTTTTTCTTGAGCTTTAGTGACAGCCGTTGCAACCTTATCGCTGTCAAAGAAAATTTCATTCATGATGTATTTCTTGGCATTCGCAGCAAGCACGGTATTCAGTACGTTGTACAATGATGAATCAACCGCACGCGATACACCACTTTCCACAGCATCAACGATATTCCCATCAAAATCTGCCGTAACGCTTGCGTTTGTGCTCAATTCGTTCTGCACTTTATGAGCTACAGATGCGTTGCTGAACTCTTCTCCGAAATTTGCCTTGTATTTTTTTAATTCGGAAGTATCAATATTGAATTTCGTGCTGAAATCAACGTCGGTAAAACTATCAGCCCATGCGCCTACTACCTTCTTTGTGGATTTGCCTACGTCTTCGACTGCGTTGTTATATCCCTCTACTGTATCCGAGCCGATCCGGTAAAATACCTTCGATGGAGAATTTGAGTCAAGCTCCTTTTTGAACCATCCGATTATGCTTGAACCCCATGTTTTCACGCTGTCTTTACAGGTCTCATAGAACTTACCTATACCGTTCTTGAAACCATCAATAACGTCTCTGGCGAGCTCTGTAAATTTATCAATACTCACGTCCTCTTTGAACCATTCCAGAATGCTTGATGCCCACTTTGAAACGTTTGCTTGGACGGTTTCGTATTTACCGCCGATTTCATCTTTGAAATTATCAATGATATCACCGGCAGTTTCTTTGAAGTGATCTACGATATTTTTCCCATCTTTACCCTTTGTAAACCACTCAACGACATCGCTCGCCCATGTCAGGACGGTATCTTTTATTTTTGTGAACGTTTCTATGCCTGCCTTAAATCCATCAATAATATCAACACCAAACCCTTCAAATACTTTTGACGGGCTGTTGATCTCAAACAAATCTCTAATACCAGCTATAAAATCTACAAAATGTTTAAATGCTCCGAGCGGTGCAGGAATCCAACTTTCCGCAAGTCCCTGAAGGAAACCGGCTATAACATTCTTTCCTGCGTCCTCCATATCTTTTGTTCCGTCGCCGCCCACACCGAGCATTTCATTTATCCGCCCTATAAGCTTTCCAATGGTATTGTCCCAAGCCCAATCGACAAACCCCTGAAACGCATTGCTTATGCTGTTTCTTATAGCTTGGCAGAGTTCGGAACCTATAACGGTAAATGAAACCCCTTTGAATATGGTTTTGAATTCAAATACGCTGCCTATAACCTTGAATACCGTCTCGAATAATCCGCTCCAGTCAATCTGACTGATTAGGGTGGTTATGTTTCCCATGAGTTTGAACCAGTCAACCTCGTCAATCATTTTGTTTACAAGAGTTGTAACACCTGATATAAGCGTGTTGATGGTATTACCAGCGGATTCCCAATCGATTGTCTCTGTTGCGGTATTTATAGCGGACGCAATATTATTACCAAGCGTTTCAAAATCTATCTCCGCGAGGAACTTGCCTAAACCTGAAAATAACGTGTTGATGAGATTTCCGAGTGTTGTTCCAACACCTTCCCAATCAATTTCTTCAAGCATGGTATTGAGATTCTTTCCTATACCCTCGCAGAATGAATCAAATCCTTCCTTGATGGTCCCCCAATCAAGTTTCTTCATGCCGTTATTGAGTCCGTGCGCAAATCTTAAAGCAACATCTTTCCAAGGAAATGTATCAGCGAACGTTTTAATCGACTCAAACAATCCGTTTATTCCTTCGGCGAGCGTGACGAAAATGCTTTCCCAATGAATACCTGCAACAGCCTCGCCTAACCCTGTCCCTATTGCCGTCCCAAAAGCTCCAAATTCGAATGTTTCGACAAATGTTCTTGCGCCCTCTATAACTGCATTAAGGGCATTTCTTATAGCCTCACCTACGGATGTCCACAATGAGGTATCACTGAATACAGTGTTGAAGAAATCTGCTATCTCCTTGCCCAATGACATGATCGTGTTCTGGATCAGTGGCCAGTCGATATTTCCGAGCGCACCTTTGATAAAGTCTGTAAGGGACTTTGCAAGTGTGCTTCCAAGTCCCTGTATGAGCTGATACATATATTCAAATCCGGCATTTATAGCATTCGCCAATGTCTTGCCGAATAATGTTCCTATGGATTGTCCGTCTATTTCCGTGGTTAATGCGCTCTTTATCAGCGTATTAAGAGCTTTGCCGAGGGATGAGAATACATCCTGATCCAGGAATGCATTTATACCCGAGAGAATAGTTCCTATGCCCTCAGCAAATGCCTTACCGAGTTCGCCCCATTTCACATTGTCTATGGCGGTCTTGACGGATTTCCCAAAGTTCTCGAAGAAAGAAACGACGCTATCCCTGATCGCTCCCCACTTCATGTTGATAATCCTGATACCTTCGTTTATGCCATCGGTGAACTTGATTGCAAATTCTGTCCATGGGAATGTATCTGTAAATCCCTTCAGTATCTGGAAGAATCCGTCTATTCCTTTTGACAGGGTTGCAAACAGGTCTTTCCAATGAATGTTCGTCAGCATACTTCCAAGCGCTGTTCCTATAGCCTCGCCTGCCTGCTTGAAATCAAGTCCGTCTATAAACGCCTGGATTGCGCTTATGATAGAATCAAGAGCATTGGCAACCGCTTTTCCTGCCTTTTCCCACAACTTTAAATCTTTCGTGAGCGCGTTTATGAACTCTGCAAGTCCTGCCGCCACAGTCTTTAAGGTCGAAAGCACCAGCTTCCAATCTACGCCGTCAAGTAATCCATGTCCGAAATCTGCGACTGCTTTGCCGAGTTCTCCCCAATTAAGTGACTTGGCGAATGAATTTACGAAATCGAATGCGGTATTTATTGCCTGTGCAAGCGTGTTTCCTATCCACCACGACACTTTCTTTCCGTCAAACTCGCCCTGTATGAAACCATTTATAAGTGTGGCAAGGCTCTTCCCAAGCTTTCTTGCATTAGCCCTGATCTTGCCCCACTGTATATTTGCAAGCATTGCTGCCAATTTATCGCCGATCTCTTTTCCAAGCTCGGTGAAGTCGGCCTTCTTCCACATTTCCTTAAGTCTTTCAAGGAAGTCTTTGTATTTCTGTTCTACATTTTCGGTATCAAAGTAATCAGCCGGATTTGCTGCACCCGAACCGCTATTATTATTGGAATTGTCATTAAGTACATGAAGCTCATCAAAGCTTGCTATTGTATTCTTTAATTCCTTGTTTGCCTTCTTAGCTGCGCCGCCTGCCTTTTCGAGACTCTTGGCGTAGTTCTCTACGTGCTTTGTTGCCTTTGTCCATACAGCCGCACCGCTCAAAGCCGCAAAGAACTGATTTATGGCATTGATAGCCTCTACGAGCTTTGAGATCAAAGCATCCAGTATAGGTAAAACGATTGATAATATAGGTTCAAAAGCCGCAACAAGGGATCCCGCAAGCCATTTGAAATCAGCTACGAGATTTGACATATTCGTATTGAAACTGCTTCCTATGGAATCCGAGAACTTGGCAAGCAGTTCGATCATATTGCCTATCCCTTTGTAGATAGCGGTCATCATCTTACGCAGGCCCATGAATGTAAACAGTCGCATTACCTTTTGGAGCTTGCTACTCAGCTTATCAAGGAAACTCGATAACGATTTGTCCCCCGATTTGAACTTCTGCGAAATACTGCTGAATAATGATGAGATTTTGGATTTAATCCCGCTTGCCAGCGCATCGACCTTAGACTTAACGCCGCTCATCAATGCATCAATCTTGGATTTTATGCCATCCAGCATTGATGAAAGCCACGACTTAAGGCTTATGAATGCACCCTTAATTTTGTTTATGCCGGATGATATCATTGCTCCGGCTTTTTCTGCCGCCGCTTGTACGTCACTAAGGAATTTACGCACACCGTTCACAAGTGCTGTGATAAGCGTCAGTATTATTCCGATGATAGGTATTGCGGTCTGTATGGCTTCCAATCCAACTGCCATAGACTGAAAACCGGCGCTTGCCTCAACGCCACCGATCTGTATCATGGGCAATAGTTTGGATATATTTCCCAGGACACTCGAAAACGTATCAAGGCCACATCTACCGGCGGCATTTCCTATATCTCTGATAGAACTTGCTACATCAGCCATAGTCTTGGGTGTTTCGGATATTGAGTTTTTGAACACATTGAACTCATGCTGCGCCTGAGCGAGTCCGTTTACAGCATCTTTATACTGATCCGCATTAAAGAGCTGCTTGCCAGATTCCATACCGGAGATAGTCTTCTTAAACTCGCCGATCTGGTTGATAAGCTCCTGCATCCTCGATGTGGCAGTGCTTGCGCCGTTCTTGTCATTTAATGCGTTGTTGAAATTCTTTTGTGCGGAAGCGAGTCCCAATAATTCGTTTCCGGCCGTTGATGCAGAGGTTCCGAGCTGATTCAATGCGGCGGACTCTGAAATGGATGCACTCTTTTCCTGCTCCTGTTTTGCATACAGGATGTCAAGCTTGTTGCAGACTTCAGTAATATCCATCTGCAACGCACGGTAGGCAGACGAATTAACATCTGCCTTGCCTAACATCTGCACCCTCTCTTCTTTTGCCAACAGTGAATCAAGCCTTGTCTCTGCTTTTTCGATCTCTTTGGACAACGCTATTCCTGTTCCGTCGAAAGTAAAGTTCTGTCCCATGCCGGCAATCCTTGATTGAAACTGCTCATAAGGTTCAAGGACATTCTTTTTCATGGTATCCTTGACTTCCTGCAAGGGCTGTACTGCTTTCTTTATCCCTTCTGAATCAATGCGGATATTTATTTTATTGTTTGTGCCGAGCTGACCGAGGCTTGCCCCGATCTTGGATATGACATCTGCGACTTCGTTGAGCTTTGCGCTGTCTATCTGACTCAAACTGTTGACAGACTTAGTAAGGCTGCGGAGGCCCGCACCCATATTTTTTATACTATCCCCGGTATCCTTAGATACCGTTATGCTATTTACGAAATCCCTAAACTGATTGAGTTTGCTGACATCTATACCGGTAGTCGCGGTCTTCATTGCGTTTAGGGAGTTCTTTATTTTATCTAAACCAGCCTTCGCCTTATCGGCTGGGGCCTCTATCTCCAAAAGGATGCTGTCAACTGTTACATCCGGCATTTGTACCACCTCGTACATTTACCCTGTCCGTGGGTGGCAGTGTCCGTTTATGAATAACACGGGGCAGACACCGGACTTGTGCTCTTCGGGTCGTCACCCTATCCCCGTGAATCCACCGATTGTTTTTCTCGTTTCTTCTTTAATGCCTGGTTGTGCGCCACGGCGAATGCCCTGAATCTTGCGCCATCAGTCATTACTTCGCCTTTATCGGGCGGTGGAACCCTGTCGTCTTCGCGTCCTTCAGGCTTTTGAGGATATTGGCTGTTCTTTCCCCACCAAACTCCCATAGCCTGTACGTTGTAATATCCAATACGCCACGCGAAAAAATCTATAACCTCCGCTCGTTGCTTGTCCTCATATTCTTTTTTTTTGCGCCATGGTTCGAGTTTCGTTGGGTTAAGCGTCCAGAACAACTCATAAGGACACCCATACATGAGCGCATATGGAAGCCATACGTTGTATATCAGCTCCCTATAGGAATGATATTTCCTTATATCTATGTATCTGTCTGTATCGGGCTTTATTCCGCTGCTGCCGCTGTCGGTGTGTCCTCCGTCGCGGCCTTTCCAAAACCCGCATTTGCCATCATTTCTGAAAATGCATCTAATACGGCACTGAAATCACCGCCATTCGACAAATGCTCGGTGAGTATCCGGCCTACTTTTTTAAGATCGGTTTCTCCTATGAGAGCTGCCGTTATTGTCCGAACAGTAGAAAATGCCTTCCCACCCACATCGCCGTCGTTCATTATTGCCATAATATCTACGCCCTTGTCTTCAAGGTCGCACATAACGTTTGTAAAATCCAAATCCTTGATCTTATATTCCTTTTCGCCTTTAGCTGTCTTTAATTTCATATCAATAACCGTCCTTTCGTTATTTGTCCGTTTTAGTTATGGCGACGAGGATCCTACCCCGCCGCCGTGCTGCCATATTTCTTACTGTACGTAATGCAGAGCCTCTTCGCCCTCATCAGTGATACTGAAGGACATTTCGCGAACCGCATTAACGCCACCGCTTGCGGGATGCACTGCCATGACGCCTTCCCACTCCCAGATACCATCCTCGCCGTCCTCGCCGAACCACAGCTGGTACTTATCTACGGTTCCTGCCTCCTGGATTGCAAGAAGCTTCTCGTAGTCGTTCTTGTCATACCAAGCCGAGAATGCTAACTCTGCGGTATCTTCGAGTCCGTTGATGCTACGCTTCTTAGTGTCAGAAAGCGTGGTGGAATCGAGCTTTTCCTTATCACCACCAAGGTCAGGATACTGAGTGATGTCAAGGAGCTTTGAAAAAGCTGTATCACTCGTGCCCTTGTGCATAAGGTATGTAACATTTGTACATTTTGCCATTGTTGTATCCTCCTCTATTCTTTTTCTGTTACGGTTTTGGAATAGCGCATTACAAACATCTGCACGGAACTGTCTGCGATATTGTCCTGCGGTGTAAACAGGTTGCATCTGAAACGTAAACCGTATTCCCGATCTGTCATGAACCTGCGAATGGTATTCGCAAGTTGCCTTACCTGCGCCGTTCCTTTGTTGTGATACACAGTTATTTCTATCGTTATATCTGCCGCCTCATATGTTCCTGATAATGTTTCGCATCTGTCGGAGCCACCTATCTGGTGGAAGTACATATGAGGAAACTTAGGCGGGGAATCGTTTTTCCGCTGACTGTATCCGACCGTATCCTCGCCATATTCATCATCAATAAGCCTTGTTATTGCATCGAAATAGTCAGGTACTTTGTCTTTAATCATTGTTCAAACAACTCCTTCGCCAATCTCGAAGCCTCCTTCTTAAGGTATTGTGCCGTTTCAAACATGAACGGCCTTGACGGCATACCCTGCGTAAACTTCCATGTTCCATCATCTGCCGGATAATACCAACCTTCGCGCCCATCCCGGGTTGTGAATATGGTTGCGCCCGAGTTGTACGCCCAATTCATTAACGCAAGATATTCGGGACTTGGATGTTGGCTTCCCTGGCCCCTTACGCCGGTTCCAAACTCGATATATTTACAATACCCGCCTGCTTTGATTATTCCTCGTCCGCTATCATCATCCAGATAGCCGATAATGGATGCCTGCGCTACACCGGTGTCTACAGGAACAAGCTCTTGCGCCTTTTCAACACCGAGTTCTTTGAGCAGGCGTACAAGCTCCTGCGCCTTTTCATCCACAAAGCTCTTATAGGCTTCGATTTCCTTGATTGCTTCATCTATACTGTTGGGGTCTAATGGGTTTACTCTGATTACTCGTTTCATCCCGTCGATCCCTTGATCTTCTTGATAGCCCAAACATTCTGCACGAGGCCGTTCTTTACGCAGACGCATTCATAATCCGGCTTCGTATCCGTGGATCCGTCGTCGTTTAATACAGGTTCTACATCAATGAACAAGCGAGAGTTCTCATTGATTGGCAGTTTTTTCACTGTGGATATCGCCTTGTCATAAACGATATCGTTGCCAAAAGGTGAGTCTGATGCGCTGCCTGTGTTTGCACTTATGAATGCCTTTGTCATTACGGGGTCTGAATAAACGGGTATCTTATCGCCGGTCCGTCTGCCTTTCTCATCAAGCTCATAATCCTCGCCTTCATAGCACTGATACCAAAATTCAACTTGGTTTTCAGGTAGATCAAACATCGTTCTGCCTCCCTAAACAACATAGGTTTTAGGCGGGATTGCCGCTAATGCGAGTGATACAGTTTCCGAACCGGAGCCACCCCACTTGCGGGTTACCCCAAGTTCTGAGAACTCTTTCAAACCGCCTCTTGAATTGGAAGAATAGACTTCTTTGGCAATGTCGTATATCTCGTATTCGTAACGCTCGTAAAATCTTTCAAGTTCTACTTTTTCCGGGTCGTCGTCGGGCTTCCAATAATGCTGATTCTTTGCTAACTTCTGCGCCCTTAAGAGAAGCGCAGACACGTCATCATCGGACAGATCATCATTGCCTATGATTCTTCTCGCCACGTCTATATCCATGCCTGCGCTCCTTTCTGCTTATCCCTGCTGAACTAAGAAATCAGCTATAATCTCATCCTTGGTGTTGCTATCTGT